CAAGCTGGTCAGTTTAACTGGACTGCCACGTATGAAGCGGTACTACCACAGTCAACCGGTAACGCATGGTCGATGAACCAAATACTAAGAGGAGATCAGGCACAAAATGAGTCGTCAATTAGATTAATAACCACAACAATAGAATATAGCGGATGAGTATGACACTAGATAATTTTGGGGATTACTTAGACCAGGCGGAGCAACGCATCATGAACTTGACACCGGTCTTAACTGAGATCGGTAATACAATGACCGCTCAGTTACGCCAAGCTGCACCTGAAGCTAGACAAAATGGTGGTGCCCTAAAACGTAGTATTTCACTAACAGTACAACCACAAGCATTTGGTGTAACTATGTTAGACTACGGTGCATACCAGAACTACGGTGTTAGAGGTACTAAAAACGATACAGATCAAAAAGATGTAGAAGAGGGTTTACCGGGTGCTGGTAGAAAATACCAATTCACACATCTAACAATCGGTGGCGACCTACCATTTGGTGTTAGAAAGTCTATCGCTGAAAGAGGTCTAAATGCAAAGAATTGGTTTAGTGTAGCAGACCTCACTGAAGAGGTAACCGAAAGACTAGGTCAAGCAATAACAGAATTTTTTGAATAACTATGGCAATTACATTATCACAAACACCTAATTCAGTTTTCGACATGGCGTACGGACCTAATCCGATTACGCTAGATGGTATCACGCCTACACAAGACAAATATGTACTTAGAGTATTTGCACAGGGCGGTGCGACACCTACAGCTGATATTAGACAGACGCCAAACCAATATGGTAAAGCGATCTTTGATTTACAAAATATATTACAGTCACATGTGGCACCACCTGACGCTAATATCGATAGTCTAGGTGTAGGTGCGGGTAACGCAAACTCAATGCGTAACTCGGTCACAGAGTCATTTCATTATACGCTGAGCATAGGCAGTGAGACTAATGGTGTAGTTACAATGGAACCAACTGGCTATGGCTTATATAGCGTCTATGGCGGTTCTAAGCAATACTACATGGTACCCTTTGATACAACACAGTATCAGTCTAGAGTTAGTAACGCAGGTACTTGTACAACTGTCACTAGAATCGGTAAAGCGTTAACAGATGTAGTCTGGTATACTGGTCCCGCTGAGACAGGTGATAATATACAGAATACAGTAGAGATTAACAGTAATATCGCTACTCGTAATGTTTATAGAGACGATCTAACTACAGTCTCATGGTTTCAGTTACTAGAGCGTACTGGTAGCCCTAATAATAAAGTAAAAGGTATTGAGGCATTCCGTTTCTACTTTGTGAACGCATCAGGTAATGTTATCTCACAGTCTACAATACCAAATACTACTGGGTATGGCGGTGGACCTAACTCTAACATTGGCGATGGTTTCAGTATCTCTACGCCACTCAAGGCGATTACACTAGCGACTGGTCCAGCTAACCTACCGGGCGCACTGACGGTACCCGCATTAGCCACACACTACTATGTTGTACCAGTGGCATGGACACCAAACGGTTCACCATGTACAACAGATCCACAGTCACAATCTGACCTAATGGACGAAGAGTTAATGCAGGCGCAGAGGTTTAATATTATTGACGATAGCTGTAATGACTTTGAGCACTTCCAGTTTGCTTGGTATAACTCGTTAGGTTTTAAAGACTACTTTACATTTACAAAACGTGTTAACCACACTACAAATACTAAACGCAATAACTTCCTAAAAGAGGCTGCGGACTATAACGGTAGCCAATGGTCAGTCGATCAAGTAGATAGAGGCTATACTACATACTCATCAAAGATTGAAGATATTTACACAGTTACCAGTGGGTATATGAATGACGATCAGGCTAAACTGTTACAATCAATGTTCCAGTCGCCTGAGGTAAAAGTGAGAATGGCGGACGAGCCCTACGTATGGAAGCCGATAAATATACTATCAGCTACTTACGATGAGAAGACTAACAGAAAGGACAAGCTGTTCCAGTATACTGTTAGATTTAAAATAGCTCACAATATAAAAGCACAACGCGGATAATATGATTCAACTTAAAGTCTACCCTAATACTCAAAGAGTACAGTCACAGCAGGTTTTTGTAGATCTATATGATACAGAACCAATTAAACTAACTCTGTCTATTGAGGACATCACAGACGCTGATGCTACTTCAGTCTTTTCACGTACGTTTAAAATACCGGCGACTAGACATAATAACACATTCTTTGTTAATGCTTTTGAGATTGATGGTGTAGACTACGATGTTACTATTAAGAAACCAGCAGAAATATTAGTAGATGGCCAAGAGTTTAGACAGGGTCATATCAGACTACAGAAGATCTACGTTAACGGAGACCTAGACAAAACTGATTACGAGTTATTGTTCTTAGGTGAAACTAGAGACTTCTCATCTGTTATTGGTGACAAGCCACTCTGTCAACTGGTAATGCCAGATGTATTAGTTACCGATTTAGCAGGCGAGCCACGTAACCCTACTAAACAAGATCTTATTGATAGTTGGCAGGCATTCCCTGAAGGTACGTCAGTTGACTCAGAGGGTCTACCTAACTCAGGTTTAAATGACGGTAACCTGCTATTCCCACTTATTGACCACGGTAATGTATATGACGATCAGGGTAATGTATTAGAACCAGATATTAGAGTCGGTACTACTTCTGAATTAGCATTTACACATGCACAAAACCCTATCGGTGTTAATAGAATGAAGCCGATGATTAGAGCTAAACGTATATGGGACCAGATCTTCCAAGATGCTGGATATACGTATACCTCTGAATTTATTAATTCTACTCTGTTCCACCAAATGTATGTCAGTGCATTTGGTAATGAACCTAATATCGGCTATTCTGTAACACAGTCTTCACTGAATATTTTTCAGGCAGAAAATTTGACAAGTGGTTGTAACGAAGATGGCACACAATATACTGGCCAAGGTAGTGGTGGTCCGTTCCTATGGTTAGCTGATAATATCTACGATCCAGGTAATAATTATACTGTAGGTGTTAATGGCGGTGGTAGTTACTACGAAACACCAGCTGCGGCAGTTGCAGGTGATGCTACAGCTAAATATAGAATCACGGCAAGAGCGTATGTTTTTGCAGAGCGTGAGGTAAGTTGTCCTGGTTTCTGTACTAACCCTGTTGCTTGTAGACTAGAATTATTTAGTATGCAGTCTGGTAATGTATTAGCACACTCTAACTGGGGATACGATCAAATAGTTAGTCTAACTTTTGACTCTGAGCTAGATAACATCGGAGTATCTGCTAACGACATACTTTTCTTACGAGTAACAGCACAGACTTCACCAGATTTTGACTGTGTACATAGTATTAGATGGGAAGTACAAGAGGCTCCAGGTTCTTTAAATCCTGTTGCTGATTTAGACTGTGAATACAAACAAATTGATTTTATCAAGGATGTACTGAAAATGTTTAGACTAGTTCTAGCACCGGATCCAGCACAGTCTAATAACTTTATCGTAGAACCATGGCAAACATATATTAACTCAGGTGATCTACATGACTGGTCACATAAACTAGTCACAAATAAAGATGTAGTACTTGAGCCACTCTTTAACACACAGTCTGAAGAGATAGAATATAGATTTCAAGAGGATGAAGACTTTATTAACAAATTCCACTTCGATCAGTTTAAAGAACCATACGGGTATCTAAAGTTTGATAGTAGTAATGACCTACTGAAAGGTACACGTTCGGTAGAGACTATTGATATTGCACCTACACCGCTGGGTACAATCTATGAAGATACTAGTGGTGCACACCAAGTACCTGGATGGATTCTACCACTTATTCACGCTAACGAGTCAGCAGATACCGGTAATATTAGAGTACCGATCGTACCTAAAACTCGTTTCTTATTCTATAACGGTCTCGTACCGATTCCACAAAGTGGTAGTAGTACAACACAATGGTATCTAGGTTCAGTAGGTAGTCCTAGTGCTTTTACTAATTACCCGCTAGTTAGTTCATTCGAACACTGGCCACAGACACAAGATGGTCTAAATCTAAACTGGGCTAATGATGTGAGTTACTGGAATCCTACAAATACTTCAGTCTTTGATGTTGACGGTCTAACACTATTTGATAATTACTGGTCAAGATATATTGGTAGTCTATATGGTAAATTTAGTAGAAGACTAACAGCCTACTTTGTGTTAAACAATGTAGACTTACAGAACTTCTCATTTGACGATACAATTTTTGTTAACGGAAAGTATTATAGACCAGAAAAAATTATCGATGTAAATATCGGTGAACGCACAGAAGTTAAAGTACAGTTAATTACGGCCAACGACTTTGTGCCACCTGCATATATTGATGATAACCTAACTAATTTCTCATTGGCTACTACAAACGAGCTATGTGGCTGTGATGGTATCATTACAGTTACTACTGATGGTGCTAGTCCGTTCGAGTGGCAGTTATCTAATGGCCAAACTGGAACTGCAATAACTACAGGTAATAACCCACAACAATTTGATATTGAGGGTATCTGTGCGGGTACGTATAATGTAAATGTAATTGACGATGTAGGTAGAACAAATACTGGTACTGTTACGGTTAATCCAAGTACAACTGGTATTCCAGAGGCTACGTTTACTGTAACAGACGCAACTAACTGTCAGGCACCATGTAACGGTCAAGTCACAGTTACTCCATCAGGTGGTCAGTCACCTTATACAATACAATGGCAAGATGGTGGTACGGGTAACAGAACTGATCTGTGTCCTGGTACACATCCATTTGTTGTGGTAGATGCTAATGGTTGTGAGTCTGATGCGTATGACGCAGTAGTCGGTTGTTCACCAGGTAATCCAGTCTATGAGTTAAATGGACTTGATACTAACTGTAACGACACTGGTGTTATCTACTACGCAGAGTCTGCCACACTACAGATTGGTGATGTCGTTAGAATAGAAGAGCATAGCGGTTGTTATGAGATAATTGACACTGCGCAAGCAGATCCTAATGTTACTATTACGACTGATTTTGCGGATTGTGCTAGTTGTAATGCATCTACAAGTGGAAATAGAATTGCTCTAAGTCAATGTACTAGTCCATTCGGTGGTTTCTACCTAGACACATCACAATATCCAAACTTAGAACTATTTGACGTTGTTAAATTAGCAGGTTATGATGACTGTTATTTTGTTGCTGCATTCACAACAGGTACACAATCAACTGAAACTGTTGAAGAGGTTTATGATACCTGTGAAGAATGTGCAAATGCACAAGATCGTAGATATTGGCTATTAGGTTGTAATGAACCTGCTCAAACGTTAGAATTAACAACAGATGTTTATACACAAACAGTTGAACCAGATCCAGTAGGTCAACTTATCGGTATTGATGTACCTAGTTACGATCCTAATAGTTGGTTTAAAAATTCATCTCAAGGTCCTGGTATTCAACCTGCATTCTATCTTACTAAAGATGACGGTACTGTACGTATAACATGGACGGGTACGGCTGAATTTGCTAATTATGTACCAGGTCAAGTTGTGGGTGATCCTCCACTTATGGCGGGCTACACCTACGATGTAAATACTCCAGGACTTAGACTAGGTACTGAATATATCTGGCCAACTCCTGATTCTATCTGGCCAACACAATATACGACTAGTACTTTTAACTTTAGTTTAACGTATATAGTAGATCTATATCAGGTGTGGGTTAACAGAGGTAGTCCTGCAGCAAGAGAAGGAGTTAGTCTTCAAACGGTATTACAGAACAGAGATTTTAGAGATGAATTAGCAGTAAAATGGACTAATAATACTAATAGTATAAATATCTATCAGGTAACTAGTGCGGCTGAAAGCGTACCACCTAGAATGTCGTCTAGTGGTCCTCTAAATGTCGGTGATATAGTTAACGTTAACGAGACTGCTGGTTGTTTCGAGATTATTGCTCCAGCTAATCTTAATTATATGAATGAGCAATATACACCAGATTATACGTTT